GCTTGCGTCCGTCTTCAAGTACATCGACGCTTACTTCATAATCGTCTGATAGATCTGCTGATTTTACTCCGTCGAGAACTGAGTTGACTACATCATCGTGCGATACAATCTTGTAGCGTGATCCGTGTACGCCCAACACCTGATCGGTGTCAGTGCGCACAACAGCTTGATGACCAGCAATGATATTGCCAAGCTGATCGTGGATTGGCTGTTGTTCGACTGGAAAGTTGAAGTCGTTCATTGAGAAATGTTTCATGTTATACCTCCTCTAGTTTTGCATGTATTTCTGCAAAGCATGTTATGATTTGCCTTAGTGAAATGGGCCGTTTGAAATCTTCATTTACGTCTAAGTTTGCATCAACAAATAAAAAAAATTCATGAAGCAATTCGATGTCATCTTTGACAAACATTACCGATACAGGTAGGTCTGCGTAATCAATGTAGTTGAGTCTCATGTTAGTTCTCCTTATGCGTCTATAGTTATAGTTGCATTGTTGATTTGCTCATGAATTAAATCAATAAGCTCATCTGTATGATCAGATATATTCCACTCTTGTGGGCTTTGCTGATGCAGTTCTTCGCGCACTACTTCACGAATGTATTGCACAATGAGTGTGTTTAGTTGGGTTGAATTAAGATCCATGTTAGTTCTCCTTGTGTTATGCCCTGCATTATTGCAGTGACAATAGTTAAAGTCATTAGTTACCTTACGTCACTTTGTTGAGGATATAAGTCTTCATAGTGCATATACCTCTGAGCTATTAACTGCAGTCTTTTAAAAACAGCCTCATTCTTTTGTAGTTTTTCTAATGTTCCTAAAGCTCCATTGCATGAATCACATAAAAGATGTCGAACAACTTTTATTGAGGTGTCATGCTTATGGTCTACAACGTATCTAACACGCTCATTGAATGGACGTTTGCATCCATCGCAGCAATATTCTTGCCACTCTAACTGAGCATCTATCCATCTTTGATCTATGCCATAGTTTTGTTTTAATCTTTGAAACTTTTTTTGAATTGGTGTGCTTGGCATTTACTCAATCCTTTTTTGGTTTTCGTTTTGGTTTTACTTGCGGTACTTCGTGCTTGTGAATGACGCACTGCACTTCACCATGAGCAAGTGAAGGATTCGTTTTTAAAAACTGATCGCATTCTTCTGGCGTAGAGAATGCCACGAATGCAATCCAAACAGTTTTTAACATTTAGTTTTCCTTTTTTAAGTTTGATTTTGCTGGCGACTGCATGCAGCTTACTGCTGCACACACTCACCCCTCTTGGCGTGCCTTGTAGAAGTAACCTAAGCAAAATAAAAAAGGGGGCTAATGCCCCCTCCTGTTAAGCTTTCTTCTTCTTAGACGGTTCAATTAGGTCGTTAGCAACCTCAGTCTTAATGCCCATCATTGCATCCATGTCTAGCAACTCCTGCGGGATGTCTACCTCCTGTTGAGTTACGTTCTGTGATCCGTATGAATATCCAACAGGTGCGCCATATGGTGTATACCATTCGCCGTTAGCATCAAACCATGCCATCTGCATATCTTGATACATCTGATCAAGTTGTTCGTGCTTGTATTGTGCTGCTTGAGCCGCTCCAAATGATCCGCGTATCCGTTGAGTGCTTATCTCAGTGCCATCGAACAACTTGCGATCAGCCTCGTAACGGTTCTTCTTGTTGTTAGCGTTGACCTCTGAATCAACGCCATTCTTGCCGCCGTATCGTAAGAAGAACAATCCGTCTAGCATCTTCTCCATTAGTACCTTGCGGGCAAAGCTCATCTCGTCATGGGGCAAGAAGTCTTTTGTCTCATAGTCAAAGCGGTCATACTCAAAGCTCAGTTCGTTAATCAAAGTAGCGATAGTCATTTTACATTCTCCTATATCTATCGTTCATACACAGTCTTCTATGTATGAGGATTAGACGCCATAAGGATTTCAACTGTGTCAAAGACGCGCAAGCGCCAGCTCTGCTGGTGATATGGATGCAGCGTCAGCTTGTCTGATGCAGCGTCCATGTCATCATTGACTCAGATGAAATACGGTGGCCCAACTGGAAGTTATAATTCATAGATTGTGTGTGAGAGAGAGATGCATCGCTGATAAGGTGTCCTGCAGACATACAAGAGCCTCCTGCGATTACAAGCAGCAAGCCAGCTTTGCTAAAGCAAAGTGGCAGCTGTGAGGTAATCGTAGGCAGGGTCTGTGACTGCAAGGACGCTCGCAGAAGCGATTGTTGCATGACTCAACAGACAGATAATAAGTGTCATGCAACTCTTTTTGCAATGACCCTACCGCAAGCTGAGAAAAGACATGGAGAGACTGACTAAGGTGGTTGTTCTACTGTATCGCAGCAAAGGTCATTGTCACCTTGTCAACTGGAATAATCAGGTGTGACGTAGGGTAATTAGTATAGTGACGTAACGTAACTATTGACAGACACATAGGAAATAGTGTTAGCGTGGGGGGAGAGAGGGAGAGGGGGGCTAGTGAATGAGAAATAAGCCCCAATGTTTAAACAATCCTTCTTTACCATAGCTTGCTGAGTTTAGCTAAACACAGACGACAGCAGTTAGCTATATGTTAGTCGTCAGCTTAGAAGAAAGGATTGTAGTGTGGTTCCCGCTAAGAAGCTAACTGATAAACAGGCTGCGCTGGTGGATATAATGGTAGCAAAAGGATTGCCTCCCGCTAAAGCTGCCATCGAAGCTGGGTACGCTGAGGGCAAGGCTGGATACGTCTCAGCTTATAGAGCTTTGAAGACAGCCCATGTGCAGCAGTACATGATGCAGAGGATGAATGAGGAGTTTGGACTTAGTGCTACCGTAGCTGTCAACACAGTGCGTAGGCTGTCTCAGAACGCTAAGTCTGAGTACGTTCAGCTTGAAGCGAGTAAGGATTTGCTGGATCGTGCTGGCTATAAGCCTATAGATCGTTCACAGGTGCAAGTGGCGGGGGACATCAAGGTTTCAATTGATCTTGGCTAGGGGTGGGGGCCAAAAACTGCAAGCTCACGCTATGTTACTTCTCCCCTGCTCACATTATTAGCCCTATAAGTTTGTGCATTGTCAGTTATATTTTTTTTATGCTAGGGGTTTGATTGTGAGATTCAAGAGTATTGGATATGGTTGCAAAGAGGTATCAGAACCCTGAGGGTGGTTTAAACGCTGCTGGTCGCGCTTATTTCAAGCGTAAGGAGGGGTCTAATTTGCAGGCTCCTGTTAAGAAGACTCCACCTAAGGAAAGCAAGGACTTTGGCCGTAAGGTTTCGTTTGCTGCTCGGTTTGCTGGGATGAAGGGGCCGATGAAGGATGAGAAGGGTCGCCCTACGCGGAAGGCTTTAGCCTTGAGGGCTTGGGGTTTTGGCAGTGTTGAGGCGGCTAGGAATTTTGCAAGGAGGCATAGGCAAAGCTGATGTGTTTTGGTGGTGGTGGCGGCAAGAGCGCTGAGCAGATGTATCAAGAGAGGAAGCCTGAGTTTGGTCCACTTCCTTCTCTTAGCGTGACAAAGAAGAAACGCGAGGAGCAAGTTCTTGGCGATGTTCCGAAGATGCGCCGCGGAATGCAGCAGCGTTCTTTGCTTGATATAGGGAAATACTAATGTCAGAAGCTATGGATAAATTAAAGGCCATTTCTAATCCTACGGGTGATCCTAGAAAGGTTAAAGACAAGCTTATTTCTATGGCTGAAAAGCACAATAAGTCTCTTGATAGAAGCATTAAGTCTTTTGAAAAGTCTGGCAATGATAAAGCCGTTAAGGAAATGAAGGCTGATAAATCTAAGGTGCGTTCTATTATTAAGAGGTTAAAGTCTCGCGGTGGTGGCGGCGGCATGATTAGTGTTTATAAGAATGCTGGTAAGAGTTTAGTTCGCCTTATGAGGAGTGAATAATGCCACAGGGAAAAGGAACTTACGGATCTAAGGTTGGTCGCCCTAAGAAATCTTTGCTGACTGGGTCGCAGAAGACTTTGCCTGAGGGTTTAAAGAAACGGATTATGGCTGCTAAAGCAAAGAAGAAAAAGAATGGATAGGCAAAACCGAGAGCGGTATGACAAGTTAAGTCGTGAGCTTGATAAGGTTGAGGCTAAGAAGAGCAATACGCTGCTGAAGAAATTCAAGCGGAAGGTTCAAGGTCTTTACAAGAGTGAGGACCAGATGCGGGATGAGCGTGAGATGGCCAAGCGCGGACAGCGTACACTAAGCGG